AATGGCAAATGTTTCAATGATGAAATCATTAATTTGAAAGTTCAGAATAATTCAACACCTTTGGATCACAAACCTATAATCCCAGAACAATGGCTTTAAAACTAAACCTAAGCGATCAACATCTTGAACGAGATATTATCGCACACTTACTTAGTTATCCTCATCTGTTTTCAGAGGCTGATAAAATTATCAATAGTGAATCCTTTACTGACATTCTTTTTAAGGCGTCATACTTAGCGTTTAAGGAACTATCCTTAGAGGATAAGAGAATCACTAGGGCTGATATATTTAGAGTCCTTAAAAGCAAAGAAAAAGAAAAAGGAATTTCGTCGGAGCTGGTCTTGAAACTAATGCCTGAACGAGTGATTCACTTAGAAGATTCTTGCTTAGCTTTAAAAGAGACTGAAGGTAAACGCAGATTCCACGATCTAGCCTTTAAAATTCAGACGGCTATCCTAGATAACAAGGAAGTCTCTGACTTGCAGACGATAGTCGAGAAGGAGCTGGACTCTTTAGAGCGATCAATTGAATCAACAGAGGTCTTCGATATTGCTACCATCTACGACGAAGTAATCGATAAGCTAGAGGCTAACGCTGGAAAGATAAAGTTTTCCGGTATTGACACCGGATCTAGACAACTTAATTATATCCTTGGAGGATTTCAAGAAGGCATGACGGTTATTGCTGGACGCCCAGGTATGGGAAAGACTATCGCAGGACTTCAACACGCTAAAAGCGCAGCGAAATCAGGTAAGCGAGTTTTATTCTTATCGCTAGAAATGCCTAAAGAGTCTTTGATGTATCGACTTATTAGCTCCGAGAATCATGATTATAAATACAGTGATCTAAAAGCTAACAGAGTGAAGCCGGATGACATCCTAAAAATCAGGAACTCAAACGCTTCGATTCTTAAATCGCTTCCGATCTTCTTTTATGACTCCGATAATAGAGATATAAATTATCTGTCTATGATTTTGACATCCGAGGCCAAGCGTAATAAGATTGACCTGGTAGTAATAGATTACTTGCAACTTATCAGAGACAATCAGCTCAAGGATCAGTCAGACTTTGCTCAGGTATCATCTGTTTCTAATAAGATCCAGAAGCTAACTAGAAAGCTAAAGATTCCTATCATCGCTTTGTCTCAGTTATCTAGGGGCATTGAGGGGCGATCATCAAGACTGCCCCAGCTATCAGATATTAGAAGCTCTGGGAATGTCGAGCAGGATGCCATTGCAGTTATCGGATTATATCGAGATGATTATTATAAGTACACAGATTCCAGGGCTAACAATACAGCCAAAGGACCGGACGATAATATCCTTAACTATGTGGTCCTTAAGAATCGAGATGGAGAGACTTGCACTATTGATCGCTATGTCGATATTACCACTAACCGGATCGAGGATTCGTATGATGAGCTTAGGCAATATCAGGCTATACTCCAAGAGACTTCTTTAAATACTATTAATCATACATTTGAGGAGGCTAAATTTTAGACTATGATAACTATCAAAGGCCAGGTGCCAAGCAAATCAAACGGCTATCGTATCGGAGGCAATCGCCTCTATAAATCAGCGAAGCTTAAAGAGTATGAAGTCATGTTTGAGTGGCAAATGTGGAAGGATAAATTAGATGAGCCTATAAGCGTTCCCTTTGAGATCTGGATCGATGTCTACTTTCAGTCTAATCGATCTGATCTAGACAACGCGGCGAAGATAATACTTGACTGCTTACAGAATTGTGGCATGATTGCAAACGATCGCCTTTGTACTGTCCTTGTCATGAGAAAGCACATAGATAAGCTAGATCCTAGAATTGAGTTTGAGATTAAGGCGGTATAAATATTGGACACTAATAAAAATCTCCCGGATAATTACAAGCAGTGCATCGCTTGGATTGAGTCACAACTGACATTAGAGACACGTTCTATCCTATTGCCTGGTGTTCGTATCAATGACTTAAATGGATCGCTTAGAACGAATCTATTAAGGATTCTGAATAATACCGGATCAGAGCGGAGGGCTGCGTTCTTAAGGACCAAGAAAATAAAGGACTATCTAAATAAAAACTTATGAAAAAATTAACAGAAAAAGAAACGATTATAATCTACGCTGGACTTATTAACGCGCTAATCGATCACATCGAGGCAGACTTCCGTCCGTCCATCTTTAATCGCCAGTCTTTGAAGATGAAATCTAAGAGCGTACTGGAGGAGCTTCTGAAGGTGGAGGCTGATATGTATAAAGGAGATCCCAGCGGAGAGATGACTGATCAATACTTAGACGCAGGGAATCTTATGATTACCTTCTTTAAATTAGGTATCGAAATGGCTGACATGGACCAGGTAAGAAGCGAAGGACTTAATACTCAGCTAAATATATTATTTAAAAATTATGGTATAAATTTGGATACTAATTTTTAATTCTATAAACTTTGCCTAACCAAACGAATTAACAATGAATAGTAACGCTGAACAAGTGGTCAAACCTGATCACTATCAAGGAAAGGGAGGACTCCAGGCCATCGATGTGATCGAGGCTTTCGGTCTTGGGTTCTCCCTAGGTAACGTCATCAAGTACGTTCTAAGAGCTGGCAAGAAAGAAGACCGGCTCCAGGATCTAGAGAAAGCGATGGAGTATCTTAAATTCGAAATCGAGAACACTAAGAAGATAGTCAAGGAAGTGGAGGAGTATATTGCTAATCTCCCAGACGACTTATAGTGAAGACAAGAAATCAGATTATCGAGGAGCTTTACCTATCCAAGGATATTAGCCAGGCGATTCGAAAGATGCAACCGGCTGAACTTCGCGACGATCTTAGGCAAGAGATGTTTATCTCCTTATGCACTCTGAGCGAAGAGAAGTTCTGGAATCTTCATGAGAATAACGCTTTGAAATACTATCTAGTCCGGGCCATGCTAAACATGATCCGAAGTACTGGAATGAATCAGCCTTTCTTTCGTAACTTCAGGGCTAAGTTTGAAGCCATCGAGCAGATGACTAACCTAGAAGATCAGATCGATAATTCAAAGGATGAGAGGGAAGTCTTATTCGATGCAATGGAGGAGCGCAGGCGCGAACTATGCTGGTATGAGAATACACTGCTAGATCAATACGTCGAATGTAACTTCAATCAAATGGAGCTACATCGAAAGACTAGAATACCTTATCCTTCGATTGTCAAGACTATCGCTCTAATCAAAAAGAAACTTAAAGATGAACACTAAGAAGCCGGAAGAGTTCGCCAGGGATCTGTTTAATAACTGCCTCTATTTTACCGGCGGTAAGATGATGGCCAGAGAGTGCGCTCTGTTTATTTGCAGTCGCTTCCTAGACTATTGCACTAGGATGGACGATAAATGCTATCACTTGGAAGTTCAAGAAGCCCTACATAAAATCGAGATAATATGATACAACTATTAGCGTCTGTGGCCTTTGTCACATTCTTTCAAATGAATAATTTACCCTATGGTTTAGGGCTTAACTTCAAGCCATTTAACTGCGCGCCTTGCCTAGGTTTCTGGGTGGCTCTGGGTTTAATGTTTGCACCTGAGTTACTATCGACGATCCTTGCAGCCTCATTCGGGGCTGGAGTAATCGCTGCGATATTAGAAAGACTATTAGTGAAATTACTTAAGAATCTATGACAATTCACGATATAAAATTTATCCAGGATAATATCATAAACTTCGAGACAGTGGCTCTAGGCTTTACTAGAAATATGGAGCATTCAGTCCTAAACGAATACAGCGAAATCTATAAGCGATCCCTAGATCCTAGCTTCCAGCTAAATGCCTGGTGTGGTTCGTGCGTCTTTGATATGCTGCTTAGATTAAAGCGCCACTACGAGAATGTAATATCAGTCCAACCAACCAACGAACCTAATGAGCAAATCGAAGTTAAGAATCCTCGCGGTAGGAAGTCAAAGTAGCGGAGTTACTTATCACAGACTAGCGCTTCCTTTGTCGATCATGGAGAAGGAATACTGCCTGATCACTGATACAATCACAGAGGAGCTTTTGAAAGAAAAGAACTTTAATGTGGTAGTCATTAATCGATTCCTTGAATCTGTGCCACTGCTCCAGCTTCTGCAATGGCGCGCAAAGTTTGGTTTTAAATTGGTGGTAGACATCGATGACTATTGGACTCTGTTTGATAAGCACCTGAGCGCTGGCACCTATAAGAAGCTAGGCATTACTAGAATCATTCGAGATTATATCAAGTATGCTGACCTAGTTACAACGACTCACAATCGCCTCCGATTGGAGATAATACAGTTAAATAAAAATTGTGAGATTCTACCTAATGGATTACCTTTTGACAAGGATCAATTTACAACGGTCCGCAAAGTTAATGATCGCGTTACTATCGCGCACACTGGATCGATAACTCACTACCCAGATATTCAGCAATTAAAGAAGCCAATCGAAGAGCTGGCAAAGTCCAGAGTCTTTAGAGAGAATACCAGGATGCTTCTATGTGGATGGAATAAGTTTAATAAGTGGCACTGGGAAAGGATGGGAAATATCTACACTGCAAACGAGAAACTAGACTACAAGATCCTAGAATCGATGCCAGTGGATTTATACATGAACTTTTACCTGGAAGCAGATATGCTTTTGGTTCCCTTATTGGATAACAAATTTAACAGATTAAAGTCAAACCTTAAAGCACTAGAAGCAGGGGCTAAGAATATACCTATCATGGCTTACAACCGGGCGCCATACGATGACATTCCTACGATCTTCCAGGTAGATAACTGGGAGCGCGACATTAAGCGAATGGCATTCAGTAAGCAGATGCGAGATGATTTTGGAAATAGAAATGGGGAATATGTTAGGGAAAATTATGACATCTTCAAAATTAACGAAGGGCGTTTTGCTACCTACTCTAAACTAATAGACTAAAAATATGCCGGTACAATTGTGCAATAACGGAAAATATAGAATCGGTCAAGGTGCTTGCATCTATGACACTGAAGAGAAAGCGACTGAAGTCTATCAGGCTATCTTAGCCGGGGGCAAGTTTGCAGAATCCTACACTGACTACCCAGAGGAGGCAGTTAATAACGCCAATAGGGCGCTAGCTTACGCTGATAAAAATGGCTGGGGATCTTGCGGCACTCCAGTAGGTAAGGCAAGGGCTAATCAATTAGCAAACAAGGAGCCGATCTCTAGAGATACTATCGCTAGAATGGCAAGCTTTAAAAGACAACAGCAAAATAAAGACGTTCCTTATGGCGAAGGATGTGGCGGTTTAATGTGGGATGCTTGGGGCGGAGATGCTGGGGTAGAATGGGCGATAAGA